CATAGTTGTACTAGACATGGGTGATAAGTTTGCTCAACGTACTAGTGATAAGTCTGATGTGTACTTAAAGGATGCAGCAATCTATGCTCGTAACATAGCTAAACAGTACGGCTGTGCTATCTTCTATATGTCTCAGCTATCAGCATCAGCACAGAATGTAGTCAACGTAGACCAGTCAATGCTAGAGGGTAGTAAGACAGGCAAGGCGGCAGAGACAGACCTAATGATACTCATCAGTAAGAACAGAGATGACTTCGACAGTGGAGAGAAAGATCCAGAGAGACACTTGATTGTTTCTAAGAATAAGTTACAAGGTGGGTGGCACGGTAGAGTAACAGTTGAGTTAGACGGTGACACCGCCAGATACTCAGCGTAGATTAGGACATAAGTAATGAATAGGATAGAACCTTTCAAGAAGCTTCTTAGAAATGTTATTACAAATGCAACGAGACCTGCACCTTCTCGTGTAGATACTCCACTTGCTTACGGTAGGATAAACACAAAAGAAGTTGACCTTACTGCAGAGTACTTGATGCATATGTTTTATGATGTACAAAAATGTAAGTGCTACTGGTTTGACGTTGAGTTGAATCCTGCATGGATAATGGAATCATTTCATCCTTTATCTATAAGTGTAGATAGATTAGAAACTGATTACATAAAAGGTTCTGTTGTTATATGTTCAAGGTTTGCCAACTTAGGTAGGAGTACATATCCAGAGAAAGACTTTAAAGAAGTTATAAAGTATTTAAAATCACAATGGGGATGGGATGGTTATCTTTTATATCCCCCTATACAAAAGGAGTTATTCTAATAATGAGACTGGTACTAGACGTAGAGAACACAGTAACAAAACGAGGAGGCAAGACACATCTAGATCCCTTTGAACCTACTAATACATTAACACAGGTAGGGGTACAGAACTTAGACAACCCTGATGAGCAGTACGTTATGACGTTTGACCACGTTGAGTACCAAGACATATCAGGTGACAGGTCACGACAGCTACAGGCTGTACTAGATAGAGCTACACTGTTAGTTATGCACAACGCACAGCATGACTTGATGTGGCTGTGGGCTAGTGGTTTCAAGTATGATGGTGACATATATGACACGATGTTAGCTGAGTATGTACTGTTACGTGGGCAGAAGAGACCACTAAGTCTTGCCGCTTGTGTTGAGTATCGAGAGTTAGAACATCAGAAGGATGACACACTGAAGGCGTACTTCAAGGATGGGTACAACACTAATGAGATACCCCTCAAAGAACTCAGCTTCTATCTAGAGTGTGATCTAAATGCCACTGCGTCATTATACCACAGCATAGAGAAAGACTACAACACAGCAGAGAGTGAGAGCTTACATAACATCAGGGACATTACGTTCAAGGTATGCAAGACACTGACTCGTATGTACATGACAGGTATCAAGATAGACACTGATGTACTCAACGATGTGCGTAAAGAGTTTGAAGAAGAGAAAGCACAGATAGAGACACGACTTAACCGCACAGTACATGAGCTAATGGGTGACACACCAATCAATCTCAACAGTGGTGAGCAGATGTCTAAGGTGCTATTTAGTCGCACCCCCCTTGATAAGAAAACTTGGGTGACTACATTTGAATCAGTCTCACCTGAAGAGTTTAAAGATACACTAAATACTTACAGTAGTATTATAAGTAAGACTAAGGCTAGTATATGTTTAACTTGTAGAGGTAAGGGTAAAGTATTTAAAACTAAGAAAGATGGTAAAGACTTTAAGAAGCCTAGTGGTTGTACTAACTGTAGTGCTAAGGGTTATGTACTAACCAGTACAGGTGTTGTAGCTGGCTTTAAGTTGTCACCTAGAGATAAGTCATGGGTAAACGCTAACGGTTTCAAGACAGGCAAGGACAGCTTAGATGTATTGATTAGTACGGCACGTAACAACAACATGAGTGGTGCTGTATTATTTATACAAGATGTAAAAAGACTATCAGCTTTGACATCGTACCTATCTACATTCGTAGAGGGTATCAGTATCTTCACTAAGCAAGATGGATTGCTTCACGTTGGACTTACCCAACACGTATCAGCTACAGGTAGATTCAGTGGACGTAATCCTAACATGCAGAACATGCCTAGAGGTAACACATTCCCAGTAAAGAAAGTGTTTGTATCACGATGGGATGGTGGTCACATACTTGAGGCTGACTTTGCACAGCTAGAGTTCAGAGTTGCCGCACACCTATCAGCAGACAAGACAGCCATTGATGAGATCAACACAGGGTTTGATGTGCATAGTTACACAGCTAAGGTTATCAGTGATGCAGGTCAGAAGACATCACGACAAGAAGCTAAGGCTCACACCTTTGCACCTCTCTTCGGGGCTAGTGGTTGGGGTAGAAGCAGAGCAGAGGCGGCATACTACACACACTTCAACGACAAGTACTCCGGCATATCTACGTGGCATAAGTCTCTAGCTAAAGAAGCCTTAGCTACAGGTAAGATAACTAACGTGTCAGGCAGACAGTATGCCTTCCCTGACGTACAACGAAGGGCAAGGGGTAAGGTTAGTCACTTCACTATGATTAAGAACTACCCAGTGCAAGGATTAGCTACAGCAGACATCGTACCTGTTGTAGTAATGGAACTAGAAGAAAGACTACGGCTACTACAGTCATGCTTAGTCAACACAGTACACGACTCAGCAGTAGTTGATGTACACCCAGACGAAACAAAATACGTACTACAAATAATAGATGACTTAAATAAAGACTTAGATAATATTATACATGAAGCCTACGGTATCGAGATGTGTGTACCAATGCTACTAGAAGCAAAAATTGGTGATAACTGGCTTGACACATTGGACGTAGTGTAGTAAAACTATAAGTTCTTAACTCTTGAAAGGTATAGATATGAAAACAGAATTAACAGTAGCCACAGAGAATGGTATGTCGATGTCAGAGATGATGGGCGTAGCCATTGGAGAAGGTGGTAAGAAATCCTCAAGCCTAGCGAGGATGACTCAGATACACTCAGGTATCATGGGTTCAATGGATGTAGGTGGTAAGACTATCAAGACAGAAGTCATACCGTCTGGTGCATACAAGCTAGACTTAGGCAACGGTAAGATTGCTTACAGTACTAACCCACAGATACGAGTGTTCGCTATGCGTCAACAGTGGACACGTTGGGATAGTGACAGCAGTCAGATGCAGAAGACAGTACTATCTGTTGATCTGAAGGGTGACCTCAAAGATAACACAGGGGGCTTCAACATAGGAAGACCTTCAGGTTATGTAGAAGATTGGGAGAACCTACCTCAAGCTACTAAAGAACTAATGAGGCAAGTCAAAAGAACTAAGGTAGTATTCGGTACAGTTACTCTTGCTGATGCTGTCGATGAGTCAGGTGCAACTCTATCTGATGTAGGTACTGATGTACCCTTTATCTTAGATGTAAAGAATAGGGATAGTATCAGAGCATTAGATGGTGCAGTGAAAGCCATTCAAAGAAAGAATGCACTACCTATCCAGTACAAGTTAGATCTTTCTGCTGACCAACATACACTACCAACAGGTAACACTTACTCGTCTATGATCATAGATGTAGGTGATAAGGTAGAGATTGCTGAGTCAGATAACGATGTACTCAGAGGATTCTTTGAGTGGATCACTTGGTCTAACGGTTATGTACTTGACCAGTGGTCATCTAAAAATATAAGTGATGCAATTGACCCTGCAATGTCAAAGATTATATCTGAGACTATGACTGATACAGACTTTGTTAGCGTAGAGGGGGCGGCTGTATAATGGAACACCCTGCTGAACTATCTGTCTATTCTTTCTTAGCTAAAGCTATGGCTGGTGAGGCTTCTGTATCTAAGGAGATAACAGATCAAGTCGCTACAGATGTAGGTAATGCGTTAGACAAGCAGTTCAACAGTAAGCCTAGAGGCGAGTTCAGACTTAGGATGTCCAACGTTGGGCGTCCTAGGTGTCAGCTTTGGTTCGAGAAGAATGACCCTGAAGATAAGACTCCATTCCCACCTCACTTCTTAATGAACATGTTGTTAGGTGACATAGTGGAAGCTGTCTTTAAGGGTCTTCTTAGGGCTTCTGGTGTACAGTTTGAAGACAACGGCAACATCACCTTAGACTTAGGTGATAACAAAACTATAAAAGGAGAGTACGATCTAATCTTAGATGGTAAGGTAGACGACATAAAGTCTGCGTCACCTTGGTCATACAACAATAAGTTTGTTAACTTAGAAACCCTCAAGCAAGGTGACAGCTTCGGCTACATACCTCAGCTTGTAGGCTACGCTAAGGGTGCAGACAAAGATGTTGGTGGTTGGTGGGTAGTTAACAAAGGGACAGGTCAGTTCAAGTACGTTAACGCCTCATCTATAGACTCAAAAGAAGTACTCAATGACATTACTGATACGTACAATTACTTAGAGAATGACGAACCCTTTGAGCGTTGTTACGAAGCAGTCAATGAAACCTTTTACAAAGCAAGAACAGGTAACAAAAAGCTGACGATTGAGTGTGGCTTCTGTTCATATAAACATAAGTGTTGGCCTACTCTACAAACGATACCATCGTTAGTATCAAAGGCTAAAGAGAAACCAATGATAGACTACGTACACATAGCAAAGGAAGCAGCATGACAAAATTTACATTAGATAATATAGAACATGAAGAAGAAGACTTGACTGATGATCAAAAGAAGTTAGTGCATGGAGTATCAATTAATCAGAACGCTATAAAGCTGTTTGATGAAGTACTAATGGCTCTACAAAAAGAAGGATCAGTAAAACTAGGTGACTTAAGAGATGCTTTAACTGCAGTCACTGAGAAGTCAAATGGTAAAGACACGTAGGCATAGTGCATACAGGTATCGTAGCGGCTTAGAGAAACAGGTCGCTGCGTACCTAAAGGATAACCAAACTAAGGTTAGGTATGAACTACTAAAGATTGAGTGGGAAGACTTGAGGTATCG